GGCGAAAAAGAAGGAAACCTACACAACCCACATTCCTAATGAAGCCGAGATCGTTCAGCAATTCATTAAGCACTTAGGTGCTTTTTTTAGACACCACAAGGAGTTAACCGAGTATGTGGAAATCAAATATGAAGAAGTATTTTCAAGCGTTGATCCAGACCCTGAGACGATTCTGGAACTCTCTGTTTACAAAAACGAACTAGACCAGAGCTATGTCAAGTTGAGTGGAATGATGAGGGGTGCAAGTGTGCCTTATCAGCTCGGACCACTCTGGGAGAACTACAACAGCATCTACTCCAAGGTTCAAGCAGAACAGCAAAAACGCAAGGAACAAATTAGAATTAGAAGACAGATAGAGGCTTACAGACAGGAAAGGTTCAGACAAGAAAAGATTGAGCTTGGCATGGGATTATTCATCACGCTGATCGTAGTTTCTTGGCTATATGCAGTATGGATAAATTCATTTATCGAAGCATTCTGATCCTTGTGTGTGTAATGCTGACGATTGTCTTAATCATCACGCCAGTCTTGATTAGTATGTGGATCAAGATACAAAAAGCCGAAGTGAGGTTGGAGAAAAAAGAGAGACAAATAAACCGACAATTAAGGTTAATGGAAAGGCAGAGCAATGAATGACTTACTCAATCTTCTCAAGGGTGTCGCACCCACGCTGGCAATGGCTGTCGCTGGTCCTATGGGTGGCGCTGCTGTTACCGCTCTGGCTAGTAAGTTTGGCGTGTCTGATAGCGTTGATGCCGTTGCGAAAGCTATTGCTGGCGATCCAAAGGCTGCTGAAAAGATAGCAGAGCTTGAGCTGGAGATGGCGAAGATTGATGCAGCCAATACTGCCGACGCAAGGAAGATGAATTCAGAGATACAGAACTCTGCCACAGCGTCTTGGTTAGCAAAGAACATTGCCTATGTCATTGATGTAGCAATCATTGCTGGCGCTCTCACCATGACCTTTGTGGTGTTTATTGTTGGCGTACCAGAGCAAAACAAGTCGATGGCTTTTACGGCTCTAGGATCGTTGTGGACTCTAACGGGTACGGTAGTGAACTTCCATCGCGGTAGTTCTGCTGGTAGCAAGGCTAAAACTGAAGAGATGATGAAAGGCGCAAAATGATTGAATTCTTGAGAGAGTTATTTCTTGCTAGGGTTAACCGTCCCAAGCCTACCGTCGAAGAGGTCGAAGTCCAAGTCTGGGCATTCGTCGTCAAGGCGATTACCGTGATGGTCTTAGGCATTGCGTTTGGTGTTTTGTACTTGATTGGGTTTGAGAAGCAAGACGCTGAACTTGCACCAATCGACTCTGTATTCTTGGAAATCTTGAAAGCCATTGCGTTTATGGGTGTCGGCACTATGGGCGGTATCTCAGGACGCAAGGCATCAACTGCCATTGCAAAAGCCATTGTGGGAGAAGATGATGCAACTAAGTGAACACTTCAGTCTTGAAGAGGCAACGCACTCCGACACCGCCACAAGGCTCGGTATCAGCAACCAGCCAGACGCACAGCAACTAGAGAACATGAAGACGGCTGCTGCTGGCATGGAGAAGGTTCGCGCTTTGCTGGGCAAGTCGATCAATGTCAATTCATGGATTCGTCTACCAGAGGTCAATGTGGCGGTGGGTGGATCGAAGATCAGCTCGCACATGGACGGCTGGGCTATTGACTTCGTATGCAAAGGCTTTGGCACTCCACTAGAGGTCTGTAAGGCTATCGATGCAGCAGGTATCAAGTTTGACCAGATGATCCATGAGTTTGGCGACAAGGGCTGGACGCACATCTCCTTTGCGCCAGCAATGCGTCAGCAAAAACTCACCATCTTCAGACCTCAGAATAAATACGCCATCGGCTTACTCACGCAAGAAGAGTACAACAAGGCAGTATGACGAACTTCTACCAGCAGCTCCAGACTCCAGCCGTACCAGACCTGCCTAATCCGCAGGATCGGTATGACCGTCTGACTGTTGCGCAGACGAATGCTGCCTTGCGCACCTTCTTCTTGAAGTTAACCAATGCCTTGCAATCCATTGCGTCACCTCGCGGTGGTAGGTTTCTAAACAACCCTTACGGGGCATTCCAAGACGGCACAGACCAGACGGCAGCCAATACGACGACTGCTTACGCCATAACCTTCGACACAACTGACTTCAACAATGGCGTAACCTTGTCAAACTCGTCAAGGCTTAATGTTTCTCAGGCTGGAATTTATAACATCCAGTTCAGCGTGCAGTTTAAAAACACCACTAACGACACACAAGATGTAGATGTGTGGTTTAGAAAGAACGGCACAAACATCGACAAGTCAAACTCAAGATTTGGTCTTGGTCCAAGAAAATCATCAGGCGATCCAACTCACATGATCTCTGCCATGAACTTCTTTGTAAGCATGGAAACAAACGACTATGTTGAGATTATGTGGAGACCTTCAGATGTAGGTATCAGTATTGAGCACTACGCTACCAGCACCACACCAACAAGACCGTCTATACCGTCTGTCATTGCGACGGTTACCTTTGTGTCCAATCTTTCAGCATAATTAGACCTTATGGCACTCGTACCCTTAAAAATCCCAGCAGGCATCTACCGCAATGGTACTGAGTACCAGTCTGCGGGTCGCTGGTTTGACTCTAACCTTGTGCGTTGGTTTGAGAACACATTGAGACCTTGGGGTGGGTGGCGTAAGCGCTCAACCAGTCAAATGACTGGCGTGTCCCGTGGAATGCTCACTTGGCGTACTAACTCAGATGAACGCTACATTGCTGCTGGCACGCCTACAAAGCTCTACATAATGAGCGAGGCTGGTGTCTTAAAGGACATCACACCTACAACCTTTACAACTGGAATTACAGACGCAACGATAAAAACAGGATACGGCTACGGCACTTATGGAAGTTACGCCTATGGTGTTGCGCGTCCAGACTTGGGCGGTCTTATTCCAGCGACTACTTGGTCAATGGACTCATGGGGAGAATATTTGGTTGCGTGCTCAAATGCTGACGGTCAGCTCCTTGAGTGGCAGTTAGGCTTTGCCACACCAACAAAGGCTATTGCCATTGTCAACGCTCCAACAAACTGCGAAGCTGTGATGACGACAGCAGAAAGATTTGTCTTTGCTCTTGGCGCATCAGGTAATCCACGCAAAGTCTCATGGTGTGATCAAGAAAACAACACCGTCTGGACACCATCGACTACCAATCAGGCAGGTGACTTTGAGATAAATTCAGTCGGCTCAATCAAGTGCGGTAAGCGCGTCCGAGGTGTCAATCTGATCTTTACCGATGTCGATGTCCACGCTGCGACTTATATCGGTCTGCCTTATGTGTACTCCTTTGAGAAGGTTGGATCAGGTTGTGGCGTGATCTCATCACAGGCAGTCGCAGCCATTGACACGGCAGCCATGTGGATGTCTAAGTCAGGCTTCTGGGTGTATGACGGCTATGTCAAGCCCTTGGTGTCTGATGTTGGCGACTATATCTTCCAGAACATCAACTACAACCAAGCATCGAAAATCTACGCTGTCCACAACTCAAAGTATGGCGAGATCATCTGGTTCTATCCATCGGCAGCGTCTAATGAAAATGACTCCTATGTCGTCTACAACTACCGCGAAAGTCATTGGGCTATTGGCTCTTTGGCTCGTACTGCTGGAACTGACAGGGGCGTATTCACCAATCCTTTGATGATTTCGTCAGATGGTTACATATACGAGCACGAAGTCGGCTATGCCTATGACAGCGCTGTCCCCTTTGCTGAGTCTGGTCCATATGAGATTGGCTCTGGCGACAACATCATGTCGGTGCGTCGGGTTATCCCAGACGAGCAAACTCTTGGCGAGGTCGTTGTGTCTTTTAAGACTCGGATGTATCCGATGGCGACTGAAACGACTTATGGACCGTATTCCGCAGCTCAACCCACAGATGTGAGATTCGCTGCCAGACAGGTCAAGGTCAGATATACAGGCAATGTCTTAGAAGACTGGCGCGTTGGCGTTAACCGATTTGATGTTGTGGCTATGGGTAAGAGGTAGGAAAGATGCAGTATCCAAGTTATTTCACGCAACCAAATGTGAATGGACTTCTTAGTCCTTCCTATGGAAATTATCAATTTAATGGAATTGACAGTTTTTATGTTGGTAGTAATGAAGGATTGCTAGGTTCTGGAGGTGACTCACCTTCTACATCTTCACCATCTGACTCAGGCTCTCCAACTGGCTCTGCGATAGGTGATGTTGGCTACGCAATATCAAATATGGGTCTTGTCTCTCCTATGGCAGCAGCAATCGCATCAGCGATGATGGACGCAATGTCTTCCACTAGCGTGAACTCAGTTAATGCCACAAATGGAATGGATGTAGCAAGCGACATTGCCACTGCTATGGGATTAAGCACAGCAGCAGGGGTTAACGGTGTTGCTGGTCTAGGCTCTACTGGCATGGGTTCAGATGTCTCTGGAGAGGGCGACGGTGGAGTCTCTGGCGGTGGTGGAGGCGGTGCTGTCGGTAGCGATGGCTCATCTTCTGGAGATAGCGGTGCTTCTGGAGGCGGTGGCGGTGGTGCTGTCGGGGGTGATGGAGCTGGTAGCGCTGGAGGTGATAGTGGATCGTCTGGATCATCTAGCGGTGACGGTGGCTCTGGAAGTGGCGGTGGAGACGGTGGTGGTGGCGACTACATGGGTGGCTTGATTGGAATGCCTGAATACATACAGGGTATGGCTACAAGACAAAACACCTTTGGTAATAACCCAGCAGGACCAGACGACGCATACCGCAAGACTCAACTAGGCGAATATGTCATTAACAGGTCGGCAGTACAGAAGTACGGCAGGGGACTGCTTGACATGATAAATAACGAGGAAATTCCAAAGAGGAAACTCAGAGGGATTTTGTGAGCAAAGATTTGTAATCGGTGACTTAGAATTGAGTCAAGAATTAAGGGCAGGAAAAGTACCTGTATGTATCCGAGAGGACTACACCGTGTACTTGGAGTTCTTTAGGGGTAATTTGTGGATTCATGTGGAGATCAAGAGATGGTCTTCTGGGGTCAAAAAGGACTGCTTGAAGAGCATTGCTCTGATTGAGAATTTAATTGGGAAGCCTCTCGTCGCGCTGATACGCGAAGAAGACATCAAACTTGTAAGATTTGCCAAGTCATTTGGCTGGTCTGAGAAATGTCAAATATCACTATTGGACGGCTCTAAGGCTTTTATCTACACCAACAAGGTGTGACAAGGGAGATTGATATGGGTGGAGTAGTAAGCGATATTGGCGAATTAGGTCAAGGCGTTATCAATAGCGTTAGCGATCTTGGCGTAAGCATTGATCAGGGTGTACGCGACACGCTTGGTCCTAATGGCTGGACTTTGGCTGCTTTGATGGCTGCTGGTTACTACTACGCGCCAGAGATCGGGGCTTATGTAAATTCCACTACTGGAAGCACAGTCCCAGCGTCTGCTGTTGTTGATGCTGGTGTGGTTTCCTCACCAGTTACTAGCGGTTCAGTCATTGCAACAGAACTACCAGCATTCGGCACTACGGCAGCAAGCTCTGCTGCTGGAACAGCTCTGGCTAATGCTGCTGCACCTGCTGCGACTGCAACCGCTTTACCTCCATTGTCTCCAGTCGTGCCAGCGTTGAACTCAACAACTGCTCTAAGTGCCGTCGCACCAGTAACTGCTGAAGGTGCTGCTGCTGGCGGTTTAGGTTCTACGCAACCAAGTTTAATTGGCGGTGCTCTTAACTGGGCTACGGCTAGTCCAGCAAACGCATTGACAGCAGCCAGTTTAGGCTTAACGGCTGCAAAGGTTTTGGGCGGTGGAGGTACAACTTCCACATCATCATCTAGCGTTGACCCAGATGTCAAAGCAGCGTATTTGCGCAACCTTGAAGAGGCAAGAGCAACTGCTGCGGGTCTAGGACAAAAACAGTTTGCACCATTTCCTGAGTACAACTTAGGCATGGTTAATCAGTACATGAACCCTTACGAGCAACAAGTAATCCAAGGAACTCTTGGAGATATTGAGCGTGCTCGCCAAGGTCAAATATCTGCTGAAGGTGCAGCAGCCACAGCAGCTAAAGCATTTGGCGGTACACGCCAAGGCGTAACCAGATCTCTAGTTGATGAAAACGCTCTACGCAATGCAACTAATGCCGTTGCTCAACTGCGCAATACTGGCTTTGCACAGGCTCAAAACCTTGGATTAAGTCAAGGGGCATTGCGTCAGCAGTATGAGCAGCAAAAGCTCGATGCAGCACGCGGTTTAGGACTTGAGAGACTTGGCGTGTCTCAGGGTGCATTGAGCTTACAGCCAACGGCTGGAACTCAGTCTGCACCACTTTATACAAACCAAGCCACATCAGCGCTTGGTGGCGCATTGGGTGGCGCTAAGTTAGGTTCTTTAATTGGTGGAACGCAAAACCCAGAGTACGCAGCATACGGTGCTGGACTCGGTGGATTACTTGGTTTCATGTAAGGGGTAAATGATGGCAACACAAGACTTTGGCGGTTTACTCTTTGGTGGTGGCGGTACTGGGCTTGAGGACTACTTGAGTGCTGGTCAGCAAGAGTCAATTAAAAACCAAGCAATGCTGCAAGCAGCAGCAGCTCTCTTACAGGCTGGCGGTCCAAGCCGTACCCCGATCTCTTTAGGTCAAGCCCTTGGCGGTGCTTTGCAAGCAGGTTCTGCTGGATACCAGCAAGCACAACAAGGTGCAATTCAAAATCTATTGACACGCCAGAAGTTAGCAGAAGCCAAGCGTATGGAGGACTTACGCAAGGCATTGCAAGAATCACAAATGCAACCACAGCAACCTATGGGTGAGGTCACAACTATTACACCAGAGCAAGCAATATCTGCTGGTGGAATGCCAGCAGGTCCTACCGTTGCGCGTGCAAACTTAATTGGTCAGCAAGTTAGAGCACCAGCTCCACAAATGTCTCAGCAAGATATGTTGTATCAAGACGCAATGAATAAATACATTATTTCTAATAGAGAAGGTTATCCAGACATTGCAGCAAAGTATTTGGAGACTGCTTTAAAAATTAAGCCAACTGAGAAGGTATCAGGCGCACCGTTTGAGGTTACTGACGCAACTACTGGTAAGCCAATTATGGTGCAGCAGTTTGATAGTGGTCGTTTGCAAACCGTTGGCGCATACGGTCCTAAGCGTGATGTTGTATTGCAAAACCTTGGCGGTCGTACTGTTGCTATTGATAAGTCAAAACTTGCTGGTGGCGAAACATATGCACAAACTCTTGCGCCTCAAATTATTGGTGGTGCAGAAGCTGGTGGTTACTTCCAAGTTGGTGGTGGTGGTGGCATGGGGGGCAGTGTAGGCGGTGCTCCTCGTCCTGCTGGCGCTCCAGCCCCTGCTGGCGCACCTAGTGCCGTTGCACCTACTGGCGGTACTGGCGCACCTCAAGCAGCGCCTAGTGGCTTGCAGCCCATCATTCCATTGCAGCCAAAAGCACCAGAAGCATTTATGAAGGCATCACGCCAACTCAATGACCTTCGTGGTGCTATTGAGGACTACAAAATAGAGCTTAAGTCTGGCGTTTGGGTTGCACCTAAAAATATTCCTATACCGTTTACAGACTCTGGTATGCCTTTGCCTTCTGGCGAAGATACCGCAAGAGTTGCTGGTAAGTACAACTCACTATTGATGGGCGTTAAAAATCTGTATGAGTTAGGTGCTTTGACTGGTCCTGACATGGCAATCATTGAGCGTCAGTTAACAAACCCATCTTCTTGGACTGGTTTGTTGACAAGCAAGAACGCAATGAATGCTCAGGTTAAGGTGGTAGAGGATATGCTGGATCGCGCAGACAAGAACTTGTCTTCGTCTTACAAGCAACCTATGCCAGCAGCAGCAACAACAGCAACGCAAAAGGTTTTTACATATAACCCTGCAACTGGTCAACTTGAGCAAAAGTAAGGTTCTATCATGGTTCAAAAA